TATGGCCATCCCAACGGTTTCGCGTGCGCGTGATTTGTTGGCAAGCGTCATTAGTTGTATGCCGCTCAAAATGTACAAAGAAATGTGGAACGGCGACGAAATGGAAAAGGTACCCGAGGCGCCGCGCTCGTGGTTGCGTCGCCTTGACAAGTCGCTACCGAATACCACGCTATTCGCATGGTTGTTTGACGATCTTTTTTTCACTCAGCGAGCTTTTTTGTTCATTACCGAGCGCACGGCCGACGGCTTCCCAAGCGGCTTTACCCGGTTGCCATCCCAAATGGTGACTAGTCAGGATCAACAAGGGCCAATTTTTTTCGCGCCGTCAAAACAACTTTTATTTAACGGCTTGCCGATTGACTACCGCGACGTCGTGCAATTCATCAGCCCAATCCAAGGCCTTAACACAACCAGCCCAACCGCGGTAATGACCGCGCTAAAGCTAGAGCAAGCGCGCAACCGAAACGCCACCAGCAGCCAGCCCGCCACCATCCTGCGTCAAAAATCAGGAGAGCCTTTAAGCGCGGAAGAAATGGCAGACATGGCCGCCGCGTTTGACGCGCACCGACGCAATGACGCTACGTGCATGGTGAACGAACACACGGAAGTAATCATTAACGACGCGACCCCGGACAAAATGCTACTTATCGAGGCCGCAACGTTTCAGGCGCTCGAAATGGCCCGCCTTGCCAACGTGCCACCGTACTTGGTTGGCGTTAGCACCGGTGCGTACAGCTACCAAAGCAGCGAACAAGCCCGCCACGATCTTTACACGTTCGGCGTGAAAGCGTACGCGGATTGCATCGCGCAAACCCTTAGCGGCGACAACGTGCTACCCCGCGGCACCTATGTCGAGTTTGATGTGGACGAGTACCTAGAGGGTATGTACCTCGAGGAACCCGAAACCGAAATTGACATTGAGGAACCGGCAGACATGAGGAGAAACAACCAATGATTTATTTAACCCCGCAGGAATTGACCCTTGACGCCGCGCCAGCGGGCGAGCTGCCACGCCGTACGCTGGCCGGCGTAGCGGTTAAGTACGACGTAGACGCCACCGTATCCGACGGCCAAAAAGTGCGGTTTGCCCCGGGCAGCCTGCCATTGGCCGGCAAAAAGCCAAAAATGTATTTGTACCACGACGCCAGCAAGCCCGTGGGCGTGGTCGAAAGCCGCGTAGAAGTGGGCGACAGCGTGCTATTTGAGGCGCGCATTAGTGAAACCGCCCTAGGCAACGAAGCCTTGACGCTCGCCGCTGACGGCGTGCTAGACGCGGTAAGCGTCGGCGTTATGCCAACCCGGTTTAGTTATGACGGTGACGTAATGGTTATCGAAGCCGCCGAATGGCAAGAACTAAGCCTTGTGCCGTTCGGTGCGGTACCCGGTGCCGTCGTCGAGCGCGTCGCCGCGACTATCCCACAAAACGAACCCGAAGTAAGCAATAATGAGCAAGAGAACCCAAGCGAGGAGACAACCCCAATGGAAAAGCAGACCGAGCAGCCCGCCGTTATCGAGGCGCAGCAGATCACCACGACCGTTTACGCGCAGCCCGTCAATTTTAAGCTGCCGTCGCCATCAGAATACATGGCCGCGTATTTCCGTGGTGGCCACGATTTTGCGCAGCTTAACGCCAACATTAAGGCAGCCGCGCCGAACATTACGACGACCGACACGCCCGGCATTTTGCCCGAAGTAATCGTTAGCCCGGTTTACGATGGCCTTAACGCCATCCGTCCGTTTGTGTCAGCGATTGGCGCAAAGGCAATGCCGCAGATGGGCGCAACATTCCGTCGCCCGGTTATCACGGCGCGCCCGGTTGTCACCGAGCAGCCCACCGGACAGAACAACACGCTTGACCCGTCGTCCGTCACGATTGCCAACAACGACGTGCAGAAACGCACATTTGGCACGTTCGTAACGCTCTCGGAACAAGATTTGGACTGGACAGACCCGGCATCGCTCAACATCGTTCTTGAGCAGCTGGCCATCGCTTACGGACAGGCGACCGACAATTACGCGGTCGATACCATGGTTGCAGGCACCACGCAGTTTGAGACCCTTACCGGTTTTGACGGCAAGGACATCGTAGAAGCGATCTATGGCGCCGCCTATCAGATCAGCAACACCAGCAACTACCTGCCCACCCACTACTTTGTAGCCCCAATCGTTTGGGCCAAGCTCGGTATGGCCGTGGACAACCAAGACCGCCCGGTATTCCCATTCGTGGGCGCGCCCGGCCTCATGGGTCAAAACGCCGCTGGTACCTCGTCTGCAACGTCGTGGAACGGCAACCCGCTTGGCTTGTCGCTCGTCGTCGATAAGAACATGGCAGGCGGCACCGGTTCGGGCAACTTGTTTGGCGTCGTCGGACACGCAGCCGGCGCAGCCGCTGGTTTCGAGTTCTACGAGCAGCAAAAGGGCGCAATCAGCATTGACGAGCCGTCAAAGCTTGCGCGTACGATTGCTTTCCGTGGTTACGCTGCCGCTTTTATGGCAGACGCCACCAAGTTTGTCAAAGTGCTGGTCGCTTAACCGAAAGGCGGTAAACCCGCCATGGCGGTTGCCCAAATCACCCAAAAGCAGCTACTCAACAACTACGCGGTTGTTGGGTTGCTCACAAACGCTGACCCGCTGGCCGTGGGCGATAGCTTCACGGTCGCGGGCGTCGGCGCCCCGTTTAACGGCACATTCACCGTTTACGCGCTGCCCAACTACTTGTTTTTGGGCGTCGATGACGAGGGCGACCTACTTTTTAACTATGAAGTAGAAATACAAAACCAAGTCCTATTTGCTTGCACCGGCAGCGACGTACAACGCACGGCCGCAACCGGAACGTTTACGTTCGCTACCGGCGCTTGCACATGGGTTACAGCTACTCAAATTGAGGATTGGCTAGGTATCGGTACCGCGTCGGCGCTCGATCAGGCATTTTTGACGCAATGCGCGGCAGCGGCCAACGCTTTTGCGTTTAGGCGTCGCGCTGAAAACGGCTATCGGGATAACCCAAGCACCAGCCCTAACGGGGCCGTAACGCTCGGCACAATCGCCTACGGTGGCTTTTTGTACCGTCAGCGTGGCAGCATTACCGATTTTGCAGGGTTTGACGGCATGACCGCTGGCAATAGCGTTGGAATTAGCCCAATGATTAAGCAGCTATTGGGCATTGACCGGGCGCAAATTTACTGATGGGCGTCGTTAATTACACCGATCTATTTAACGAGGCCTTGGACGATCTAACGGCCAAGCTGCAAAGCATTACCGGCTTGCAAGTGGCCAATGACCCGCGCAACATTGTGCCGCCATGCGCGTTTATTGAGGCGCCTAGCTTTCGGGCTATTAACTACAACATTGTGCAAATCACGTACCCGGTGCGCCTTTTGACGCTCGGCCCCGGCAACCTTGACGCCCAACGCTCGCTAATGAACATGGCCGCAAAGCTTTTGGCGGCTAACATTGCCGTTACCGACGGCCGGCCCACCATTGCCGTAATGGGTACCGGCGAATACCCGGCTTATGACCTAACGGTAGAAATGCAAGCCCAAACGGGGTAACTATGGACAAATACAAGATTGCAAGCCACCGGGTAGGCGTCGTAGGCGCTGAGTATGACGTCGAGGGCGCCGAAGCCAACGGTATTAACGTTGCCGCGCTGATCGCGTCGGGCGCCATTGTCAAAGTATCCGCACCAAAGCCCGCAAAAAATGCTAAAAAAGAGACAGAAACGAACGAGGAGAATTAAGCCATGGCCACCAGCACCTATTTGAGCAACCCAGTCGTCACCGTTAATTCGGTGGACTTGTCTGACCAATGCACGGCTGCCACGTTTACGCAGCGTTATGACCAGCTCGAGACCACGGCTTTTGGTGACACCAGCCGCAAGTACGTGTCGGGCCTTGGTAATCACGAATTGACCCTTACCCTTTACATGAGCTACGCAAGCTCGGAAACCTACGCCACGTTGTCCAACCTTGTTGGCGGCACCACGACTGTTATTGTGAAGCCCGCTACCGGCGTGGACAGCGCGACGAATCCGGGTCTGACCCTGACGGGGGCGCTGCTAACTGAGCTTCCGGTGATTAACGCGACCATGGGAGAGCTTTCCACAATCGACGTAACCTTTGTCGGTGGAGTGTTCTCGGCCGACACAACCAACCCGTAATAACCGGCCATAATCGGCCCGACACGAAAGGCACATAATGCAACTATCCCTACGGGTACACGCTGGCGACGGCGCGTACGAGGTATCTACAAACCTTTTTACGGTTGTTTTGTGGGAACGTAAATTTAAGCGCAAGGCCTCAGACATGGCTACCGCTATGGGCGTCGAGGATTTGGCTTATTTGGCGTACGAAGCTAGCAAACAAGCTGGCAAACCCGTACCCGCGGCTTTTGACGATTTTATTAAAAAGTTGTCGGCGCCGTACGTCGAGGTTGTTGAGCAAGAGCCGGTAAACCCTACCCAAGCGGCACCTACCGACGACAACTAGCCGAACTACTAGTTGCGGTTTCGTGGTGGCCGCCGGGTATTGACTTTGACGTTAAAGACCTAGCAACGGTGGTTAAAGTATTGACAGATCGCCACCAACAAAGGTAAACCATGCAGCCACAAGTACCGCTAAACATTGAGGGCGTAAAAGAGGCGTTAGCGGAACTAAACAAAATTGACCCGCGGTATCGGCGGCAAGTAACAAAACGCATTAAAGGCGCTGGCGACGAAATTATTACCCAAGCCCGGGCAATGGTGGCCAGCTACGAAAACTCGAAAGGCAATGGGGCGCCGCTTTCCGGTATGCGCCGCGGCAGCCTCGTTAAAGGCCGCGAAGTGCGTTGGGATAATAAAGCCGTACAAAAGGGTTTTAAGGTAAAGGTAGGCGTACGAGCTACCCGGGAACGGTACGTGAATTTTAATCGTTCGGACGAATTCGGCAACCAATACACCGAACAAGTGACGTTCGGTGCGCTGCCCTATCGCATTATGGTTATTCAGCAAGCTGACGGCGCCGGCGCCATTTTTGACCATGCAGGCCGCAACACGTACAGCCAATTTATTGCCAACCTTGAGGCGCAAGCCGACGTAGGCGACCAGCCCCGCGTACTTATCCCCACGATTGAGCGCAACCGCCCAAGCGTTGAGCGTAAAGTGGACGAGGTAATTAAGGACGTTGAGCGCGTCACTAATCGAAACTTAAAGCGGCGTTATGGCAATTAACATACCTATTTTTACGTCGTTTAATGACGACGGCATAAAGAAAGCCCAAGGCGCTTTTGCCAAAATGGGTACCGCGCTGCCCATTGTTGGCGCGGCTATCGCGGCAGCTGCCGGCGCCGCCGTTGCTTTTGGCACTAGCGCCGTAAAAGCCGCTTCAAATTTTAACGAAACGATTAGTAAAACCGAGGTTGTTTTTGGTGCCATTAGCGCCGAGGTAAAAGACTTTTCCAAAACCGCTGCCCGTGAGCTTGGCATTAGCCGTACCGCCGCGCTTGACGCTGCCGCCACATTCGCTATTTTCGGCAAATCAGCCGGCCTAGCCGGTAAAGAATTAGCCAATTTTAGTACGGATTTTGTAAAGCTTGCCGCCGATCTAGCCAGCTTTAACAACACAAGCGTAGACGAGGCCATAACCGCGTTAGGCGCCGCGCTGAGAGGCGAAAACGAGCCAATCCGTAAATACGGCGTATTGCTGAATGACGCCGCGCTAAAAGCCGCAGCGCTCGAGTTAGGCATTTACCGAGGCACCGGCGCACTTACCGCGCAGCAAAAGGTACTGGCAGCCCAAAAGGTTATTTATGAGCAGACCGGCGACGCCCAAGGCGATTTTGCGCGAACGTCGGGCGGCCTTGCCGGGCAAATGAAAATCCTTAGCGCCACCGTAGACGATGTTAAAACCAACCTTGGTCGTGCGCTTATCCCCGTCGTGCAAACCGTTGTTACGTGGTTTAATAACCATGTCACGCCAGCCGTCGAGCGCGTAACCGCCGCCATTGGCGAGGACGGTTTTGGCGCCGGTGTCCAACAAATGATTGCGGAATTTAAGCGCGCTGGTTTGGACATTACGCCAATTCTAAAGGCAATTACGTTGGGCGTCGCTGGCTTTATTAACGTGCTAGCTCGAGTCGCACAAGTAGGTAAATCCGTTTGGCAAACCCTTAAAGGCGATCTTGTTGGCGCGGCTAAATCATTATCAGGTGCGTTTACCGAATTTATTGACGTAAACAAACTAGGCGCGCAATTTGACGCTTTCGCGCAACAAGTTTACGAAGCTGGCGGCCGTATGAGTTACGGCAGCTTCTACGCCAAACACTTGGCCGAAACCGCCAAAGATTTGGGCGACGAAGTGGACGTCGATACGCCCGGGGCCGCTGGCGGTAAGGTAAAGCGTTTCAGCGAGCTAGTGCGCGACGGCTTGCAAGACGCGCTATCTAAAGCCGTTAAAGGCCTTGAGGACGCTAAACAAGCGTTTGCCGATTTTGCCCAATCTGTAAGCGAAAGCATTACTAACGCGCTCAATTTTGGCGACGCGCAGGACGCCGGCAAAGAAACCGGCAAAGGCTTTTTACAAGGCCTACGCGACCAAGTAGCTGGTATTGCCGATTACGCTAACAAAGTACGTGAGCTTTTGCGCCTTGGGCTTAGCCAGCAAGCTTTGCAACAAGTGCTTGACGCCGGGCAAGAAACCGGCATAGCGATTGCCGATCAACTTATTGCGGGCGGCGCTACCGCTATCGCGGAAACCAACCAGCTTGTAGACAGCGCCAAAGCCGCAGGCGACGAAATAGGCCTTATGGCTGCCCAAAACTTTATGCAAGCTGGCATTGACGCCGCTAAGCACATGGTGGACGGAATTACCGCCAAGCTCAAAGAAATGACGCCAAAACTTATGGCGCAAATGGACGCGATTGCGGCACGCATGAAGCGCACCGTAAACATTGACGTAGTAGTAACGGAACGGGTAAACCGCATCATTGCCGGAATTCCCGCTATGGCTAACGGCGGCATTGTGACCGGCCCAACGTTAGCGCTTATTGGTGAGGCTGGCCCCGAGGCCGTCGTACCGTTGTCTCAAATGTCCAAAATGGGCGGCGGTATCACGGTAAACGTCACCGGCGGTTTGGCTACTAGCGCTGAAATTGGCGAAGCCGTCGTCAATTCATTGCGGCAATACAACCAAACGCAAGGCCCAATACCCGTAGCGGTTGCGTAAATGGCCGCGGTAACAATCCCTAACGCCGGCAAGTACGACCTACTTGTAGACGTCGGCTTTTTAATCGACGGTTTCACGCTCGACGACCCCGTAAAAGGCCTACTAAACAGTACGCAATACGTACTTGACGGCAGCACAAGCTACGCCAGCGTTGCCGAGGGAACCCTAAACGTGTCCATAAAGCGCGGGCGCCGCGACGAGGGCGACGCCTTTACCAATGGCACCATGAGCTTTACCCTAAACGACACGCTGGCCGACGGCGTATTTAACCCATTCGACGACGACCCAAGCAACCCGTATTACGACCAAGCCGCCGGCGTACCCGGATTAGCGCCCGGCCGCGCCGTAAAGCTCGTACGGTACGACAACACCAACACGGCACGCAACGTCTTTGTGGGTTTTATCGTCAATTTTGATTACCAATTTACGCTTGGCGGCCTCGACACCGTAACCGTGTTTTGCGTAGACAACATGTACCGGCTAGCCCAAACATTTATTACCGGCCACAACCCAACCAAAGAATTTACCGGCACCCGCATAAACGCCATTCTTGACCGGGCAGGCGTCAATTACCCAACCGGCGCAGGCGCCCGAAACATCGCGGCCGGCACCGTAGAACTAGGCGGCGGCAGCCAATACGCCATAGCTGAGGGAACAAACGTAAAAGCCTATTTTGACCAAATCACGTATTCGGCCGAACGGGGCCGTATTTTCGTAGACCGTGACGGAGTGCTAGTCAGCCAAGACCGCATAGGCACCGTGTCAGGCGCACCCGAGCTTTATTTTAAGGACGATGGCACCGGGGCCAAATACAACGATCTAGAAATTTCGTTTCAGGCCGAAGACATTATTAACCGCGTGGCCATTACCCCGGCGGGTGGTACGCAGCAGCTGGTAAACGACACAACCAGCCAAACCGAGTTTTTTATTAAGTCTCTTTACATTGACGGCAGCCTTTTGCACGATAACGCCGCCGCGCTAACGCTGGCCAACTACTTGCTTGAGCCGACTGCTGAACCGCGGTTTACGTCTATTGCCACATGGTTTGGCAGCCTTACAACCAGCCAACGAGACACGGCCGCAACCCTCGACATAGGCGATTACATCGCGGTACAAAAATCCATTTTGGTTGGCGGCAGCCCATCGCCCATGGCGCAGGATTTGACCATTGAGGGTATTGAGCATCGCATCGAGTTTGCCGGCGGCCACTCAACCCGCTATTTTACCGCGGTTGCGCAACTGGTTTATTCGCTGCTGCTTGACGACCCGGTGTATGGCACCATGGACAGCTTTAACGTATTAGGCTAAACCTTATGGCAACCCCTACTACCCTGCCCGCATCGTTCGTGAGCGGGGCCGTTTTGACAGCGGCCCAAATGAACAATTTACGTGGCGCATTTCGCGTATTGCAAGTAGTCAGCACCGCTAAAACCGATACGTTTAGCACGACTACAACTAACACATGGACGGACATAACCGGGCTTTCGGTGACAATTACGCCATCCGCAACAAGTAGCAAAATTTTGCTTTTTGGCAATGTAAACGTTTCGGGTTCTAACTTTTTTGCGTCAAATGTTGCGGTTCGTTTTGACGGTGGAAACTCAGGCAATTACGTTGGCGACGCTGCAAGCTCAAGAATTCGGGCAATCGCACGTTGGTACACCGGCAGCACGGTAGGTTATTCACAAAACGGCTTTTTCTCGCCCGTTTATTTAGATAGCCCATCTACGACGTCAGCAACTACCTACAAATTGCAAGTGTTTTTTAACAACCCGGACGGTGGCGGCCATGCCGTGTATGTAAACCGAACATGGACAGACACCGACAACAACGGTTTTAGCCGTTTCCCGTCAAGCATTACCGCATTGGAAATTTCCGCATGATTGACTACACAAAAATTTTGATTGCAAACTATCCAAACGCCAATTGGATTATGAACGGCGACAATTACGACGAGTTAGTTTGGTTGGACGATACGCAAAAACCAAGTCAAAAAGAGCTTGACGCAGCATGGCCGCAAGTGGAATACCAAGACCAATGCAGCGTTGTAGAACGTCGGCGGTTAATCGCTTACGAGCAGCAATCAGACCCGGTTTTCTTTAAGTGGCAGCGAGGCGACGCAACCGAAGCCGAATGGCGCGAAGCCGTCGCCAAAGTAAAGCTTGATAACCCGTACCCGCCGGCGCCGTAATGCCATGGATAATGGAATTTTGGGCGTTGTTATCGCTGGCGGCTTCTCTATTGTTGTGGCGCTCAT